AAAGTCAATCGAGAACTTGGGTTCTCGTTACGCTGTAGGAAACACCACTGCTGGTGACTACATTAAGTTTGGATACGGAGACGATTTTCCTGTAATCCTTGAGCGTATGTATCACCAATCTCCGGTTCACGCTGGCATTATTACTAAGAAAGCTAAAATGGTTTCCGGTAATGGTTTGCAGTATGACCTAGAGACAGCATTTAAAGCTCCTGTAAAGCGAGCAGAGCTTAAGGCTTTCTTGGCTAACTGTGCTGGAAAATCACAAGGACTTTACGAGCAGATCGTTCACGCATCATTTCAGCAAGAGTTGAATGGTTCATTTGCATTCTACATCAAGTGGAATCGGGAGCACAACAAGATTGTTGAGTTTAAGTCACTGGACATCAAAGGATTGCGTATCGCAGAGCCTGGTGCTGACGGAAAGGTAACCCACTTTATTATGCGTCGTAAGTTCGGCAAGGGTGATATCTCTATGCAGCACAACGAACCTAAGAAGGTTGCTATTTTTGATAAGTTCAGTAAAGCTCAAGAACAGATTTTGTATGTCAAGAACCCTTACAGCGGTAATTTCTATTACGGTGTTCCGAACTACATTTCAGCGTTCCATTTTATCAATGCGGACTACGAATTTGGTAAGCACATACGAAACTCAGCAGCCAACGGTTTTACTCCAAAAGTGCTCGCAACATTTGTTGGACGTAATATGTCTAATGAGCAAAAGCGAGACGAGTTCGACAAGTTCAAGGCATCCTTCGTTGGGTCAGAGTCTGAAACTGTCATTGCTTCCTGGGTTAAGAGCAAAGAAGACGCTCCCATCTTCACTCCGCTGGATATCTCTAATCTTGACAAAACGATAGACATTCTCAGTCGTTTAAATGACGCTAAGATTCTCACCGCACACAACGTAACATCACCAACTCTTTTTGGTGTTATGGTTGCTGGTAAGCTTGGAGGCACCGGTAACGAACTTGTTACTGCATACCAAATCTTCCGTGCTACGGAGACTTTGCCAAACCGCTACCACATTGTTGAATCTGTAAACCGAATTCTTTCTACGGTTGGATACGACAAGATCAACATCAGCGTCATCGAGGAGTCTATCGACCTTGAGTCCATCAAAGGAGCAAACACAACCGACATACCACAAGACCAATGAGCATTGTAAAAGTTATCTTTATTGACGACAATTATGTCTACCAGAACTACCCGCTTCCCAAGAAGCTGGATCGTTCTACTTTGCTTTCGCTCATTACTCTTGAGCAAGTAACATCTATTCAGGATTTGCTTGGCACAGAGCTCTACGAAGACCTAGAGACTAAGGTTGACCTTGAGACACTGACTACCGCAGAGGCTGAGCTATTTAAGCTCGTTAAGTATAGCCTTTGCCTGTATACTGTTCGTAGCGCTATCGGAGCCATCCGTACTGCTATTGGAACTACCAAAAACGAAGAACGAAACTTAGACCAATATACCCTTGACGGCATTTCTAACGGTCTGGACGCTAAGATTACATACATCAATAAGCGCATTGTAAATTACATCAAGAGTAATACTACTTTGTATGCTCTTGCTGCGTCTAGCACTAACGATTTGTTTAACGAGGAGGATTCTCTGCAATCGTCAATCTACTACCCTGTGTACCCGATTGAAGGCGATTGTGATAATCAATAAGGTCTATGATCAACAATCTATTCACGTTTGTCCGCACACTGGGCAATCAGCGTATTGAAGGTAAGAAATTCTTTACCACCCAAATTGGAGTTCTTGGCACACTTAGTGATGGAACTGGAACCGTAGGAACGGCAGGAAAAGTCTTGTCTTCTACCGGTAGCGGAGTCGAGTGGATTACTATTGGCGGAGGAACCAGTAATGTTGCAGATTTAGATGATCTTACTGATGTAATCATCACAACGGCCTCTACAGGCCAATTGCTTCGTTTTAACGGCACTTCTTGGGTTAACTGGACGCACAACTTCCTTACGACTTCAGCAACTCTTGGTAGCCTTGACAATGTAGGCAACTCTGCTGATTCGCCAAGCGATGGCGACATTCTTCGCTACAGTACTGCAAGTGGCATTTGGATTGCCGATGAGTTCCCTGAGTTCACTGAATCCGACACGCTCGATTCTGTAACAGATCGTGGCGCAACGACTACTAACGGAATAACTGTTTTTACCCTGTCAACTACAGGAACAGGAAACTCTGTTACAACATCTAAGTTAGTAACCCCGAATATCGAGTATAACGGATTTGTTACAGTAAACAGCGTTTACCAAACAGATCAAGGTGAGCCAAACCCCATACTATTTAAGGTCAACTGGAACGGAGATAACTACTTCACCGTTAATGCTGACGGTTATGCTATTGCAACCACAGGATTCAAGGTAACTGGTCAGACAGGGTTCTTAAAGGCAAATGGTACTATTGACAACAGCACGTACCTAACCTCATACACCGAAACAGATACGCTTGCTTCTGTTGTTGCTCGTGGCAACACAACAACAAACGCAATAAGCGTTGGTGGTCTTACTTCTACTTCTGTAACTACTCCGTTGGTAGAGTCCAGTGGTCTGTTAATTATTGACGCGGATACGACAGGAGGCTTGCAGCCAGCACAAGGCGACCCAGCTGTACCTGTATTGTCTTTTGATTGGCAAGGGTCAAGTCAAGGTTATATTGATACAGATGGTAAAATCACCTTCAATGGTTTTAAGACTCCATCAGGAACATCTTCAGGATTCTTAAAGGCAGATGGGAGCATTGACACAAACACCTACCTAACTTCGGTTGCTCCTTACGCTCTTGATGACCTTACGGATGTAAACGCAAGCAATCCGCAGGATGGAGAGTTCCTTAAGTTTGATGATATTACTGGAGAGTGGATTAACGCTCCTATTGCCGTTCCCACGCTTGATGACGTAACAGATGCTGGTAACACAACCACAAACACTATTGATGTTGGTGGAATAACCACTCCTTATGTTCAGTTTGAGCAAGTAGATGAAGCTCACGGAATTGCTCGGAGCATTAACTGGGGAGAAGATCACAACTCATTAGAGGTTTTTTATGCTGATGAAAAGCACTTTGATGTGGGCCAAGCGCAGATGTGGTACGTTAAGAACGGTCACGAGGCTCCAATAACAAAGGGTACAATTGTTATGGCTACCGGAGCGGTAGGTAACTCTGGAAACATTGAGGTGTCACCACTTATTGCGGATGGTTCCGTTAGTGGCAAATTTGCTCTTGGTGTTATGATGGATGACATAGCCGTAGGCGGTTTTGCCTACGCTATGACGGAGGGCACTATTCGTGGTATTGATACTTCAGAATATACTCTTGGAACTGTATTGTGGGCCGACCCTGCGATTCCTGGAGGCTTTACCAGCACAGAACCTACAGCACCTAATCTTAAACTACCCATTGCCTTTGTAGTTAGTTCGGCTAACAATGGTGCGATTGGCATTAGAATGTCTCAAGGCCTTGACCTTCACGAGGTTCACGACGTTACTATTAGCTCCGCCAGCAACGGACAGCTTCTTCGATACAACGGCGGCATATGGGAGAACTGGAGTCCGAACTACCTCACCACGTTCACGGAGACCGACCCAACAGTTCCTGCTCACGTTAAGTCTATTACTACTACAAACATCAGTAACTGGAATACGGCCTACAACGATAGAATCACTGCTGCTGCCGTAACAGGAGCTGGCACTAAGACGCTTACGCTTACTCAAGGAGATGGTACCACGCTTACTACTACGTGGGTTGACTATGATACGGATACTGATGCACAGACAATCACTTGGGAGGCTGGCACGAAGACGCTTGGCATCTCTGGCGGTAACGATGTTACTCTTGATGGATTAGCTACTGAGGAGTTTGTTACTAGTCAAGGATATATTACTGGTTATACGGAGACTGATACGTTAGCTACGGTTACCGCAAGAGGTGCAACGACTTCTGGAGCTATTTATATAAACGGAGACTTGAATTTCACTCCGGCTGACGGAATTGGAATCAATGCAAAAGAGTCAATGATATTCACCATTGACTCCGACAATAATGATACTGGTCGTATATTCCAGTTTAGGGAAGGCTCTGGTAATACGTTGATGGTTATTCAGGAGGCTGGTAACGTCGGAATTGGGACTACTAGTCCTGCAAATACACTGCACACATACGGAGCAAGCGGTTCTACAATAGCAATAGATGCTGGTGGAGCAAATAACTCCGGATTGCAGTTTAAGAATCAGGGCAATTTAGCTGCTGCAATAACATATGTTCCTGGAACAAGCCAACTACACTTCTATCGTGGAGGTGATGTTATGGTTATTGGAAGTAGTAACGTCGGCATTGGGACGACGAGTCCAAACGCTAAAATCCACGTTGTAGGTACAGAGTCAAGATTTGGTGGCGTTGCAAGTGGATTTATATCTGTGTATAATGCAAATGGTAGAAGTGGATACATCCAAGCCAATCAGGCGACAGACCTAAGGATAGCTTCTGATTCCGACCCAATGACTCTGTATGTCAACAGCTCAGAACGGATGCGCATCTCCAGCGCTGGCAACGTTCTCATCGGAACCACCACGGACTCAAGTCAAAAGTTAGTTGTATCTGGAAGTTCAGACACAAGGATTCAGATAGATGCCACATCAACTCAAGGTTTATATTTTACTAAATCTGGAGCTAACAATGGAACCTTTAGGGTCAATGCTGACGGTGATTATGAGTTTTATACAAAAAATGTATCACAGGCTGTTGTAATTAAAGCAGATGGCAACGTAGGTATTGGAACGACGAGTCCAAACGCTAAGCTTGATGTTGTTGCATCTGATAATGCTATTATATCTGTAAGACAGTCAAATGCGCCGGGAGCATCTAAGTATGCTCAGATAGTACTTACGCACGGAACCACATATTTTGGAGCAAACGATAAATCGTATCAGCTTGTTTCAAATTCACTAGGCTCAGGAGAGGCTGATTTTGCTATTCAATACTGGAACGGTACCTCATATAATGAGCGTATGCGTGTCACTAGTGCTGGCAACGTCGGCATTGGTACTACGAGTCCTGCCACCAAGCTCGATGTAAACGGAGTCATCACCGCAACCGGTGGTACATCTACCAACTGGAACGTTGCATACAACGACAAGATTAACTCTGCCTCGTTTAACACTTCGGACGGTGTACTTACCCTCACCCAGCAAGATGGGGGCACGGTAACAGTAGACCTTGACGGAAGATACCTCACCTCAGAAACCGACTCACAGA